GTGCGGGCTTGGGCTGCTCGTTCAGCAGCGCCTTGACGCTGGCCTTGAACGCCTCCCACTCCGCATTGTTCTTTCCTGCCATCTGCCGGGGGCAGGACTTCCCGGTCACGTCGTAGTGCCGCAGGACGTAGGTGTCCACGCCGGAGATGCCCAGCAGCTTGCACAGCTCCGCCGTCAGTGCCGCAGCGTTGGCCTTGGTGCGCTCGGAAACATGGTAGTTCCCGGAGCAGCACATCTCGATAGAGATGCTGTTGGTGTTGCGGCAGAGGGGATGTACCGGATCGGGAGAGCCTACCGCCCACGCCCGGTCACAGGCCGGTACGGACTGGTAGATGCTGTCCTCGTCCACAAAGTAGTGTGCGCTGGCCTCCCGGTCGCCGCCTGCGAAATACTTGCAGTTGGCCTCGGCGGTGTCGCTGACGTTGCCCGTGTAGTGCAGCACCACAAAAGCCACGCCCAGCCGGTCATAGGTCTCTTTGCTGGCCGGGATGCTGGTGTTGATGGGGATACCGCCCGCCTTGGCGATGGGATATGCGGCAGTGATGTGCTTACCCATATCTCACTCCCCCTTGCTGAGCTGCTTGACAGCCTGATTGATGCCGGTGGCCGCCAGACCGCTGACAATGCCCACGGCAATGGCGGTGATTGGGTCGCCCGCCGGGAAGTCCGGGATGGGCGCCAGATAGTAGCTGACAGCCCCCAGCAGACCGCCGCAGACCCCGCACAGGATGGGGATCCACTTGTCGTTCATGCTGCTGGCCTTGCCCACCAGCCCCACGAGGTAGGTAATGACGGTGATGACCGCCACGCTTGCGATGCCAAAAGTTTCCATAATTTCTCCTTTCCGTGCCCGAATCGGGCACACAAAAAATGTTGATAGGTCTTTGTTTATCGGTTTAGTCGGTATTGTACATTCACTACAGTCTCCTTTCTTTTTTTAATTCTCCGTATAATCGTAAATGATGGTGGCCTTGTTCGCACCCCAAGGAGCATTTGCTACTTGCCCCTGCGACCACGGAACATAAATGGTAGACAGTTTTGTGCATCCGGAAAATACTCCATTTGGAATTGAGGATACCGTGCTCGTAAATCTAACCGTTTCTAATCCAGTACAATTGGCAAACGCAAAATCTCCGATTGAAGTGAGTGCGGGGGGAAGGGTTATTGATGCGAGACCTGTACCCTGCTTAAATGCATAAGCTCCAATTGAGGTAAGTCCAGAGGGTAAGGCTGTCAATGCTAATTTTGGACAGTACTGAAATGCGGCTGTTGGTAATGAGGTAATCCCATAGGGTAGGGTCGTCAATGCGAGCCTTGGGCAATTGTTGAATGCATACTGTCCGATTGAGGTAATTCCAGAGGGTAGGGCCGTCAATGATAGTTGGTAACAATTGAGAAACGCAAAATCTCCGATTGAAGTAATCCCAGAAGGGAGACTTGTTAGTACCATCTTTGAACAATTCCTAAATGCATACTGTCCGATTGAGGTAATCCCAGAAGGGAGACTTGTCAATGCGAGCCTTGGGCAATCCCTAAATACATAATCTCCGAGCGAGGTAATCCCAGAAGGGAGACTTGTTAGTGTGAGCATTGAACAATCAGCGAATGCATAATCTCCGAGTGAGGTAATCCCAGAAGGGAGACTTGTCAATGATAGCTTTGGGCAGCGATAAAAACCATTATCACCAATTGCAATTACATTGTCTGGCATATCTACTGATGTCAATTCCGCCAAATAAGCGAATGCATACTCTGGAACAATTGTTCCTCGAAATTTAGCAGTAAACACTCTACCAGAACTGGCGATGGACGTATACTCTATATAAGGGCCTGTCGGTGGTGCCTCAAGGGCGCCGGTCACGCCGCCGATCACCACATCCTTCTTGATGTTCTCGGACAGTAGGGTGTCCGGCTTTTGGATCGTCACCTTACGCATGCCTTTGCTGCTGGTTGGCAGGATGACTTGATTGCCGGAGGGCATAGACAGCTCCACCGTCCGCTCCTCGGTAGCAAGCACCTCCATCACCTGACCCATCTCAGCATCCAGAGGGACTTCCCCGCCGAAGGTGACTGCGAAGTCATCGCCGGGCCGGAACGCTACGTCAAACTCGATCATAGCGCACCGTCCCGAAGAATACGCTCCACCGGCACCGTGAATACCTGAGATGCCATGCGCTGACCGCCTACGCCCACCCGGAGCTGTATCTTTGCGTCAATGCCTGTCCCGGCAGTAAGCGACAGGGTCTCGGCTTCCGTCAGTGTGCAGGAGACAACATTCCCGTCCAGATGTACATCCGACAATGCTTTCTCGATCTTAACCTGTCCGGCCTGAGCCACGGCAACGGACAGCACCGTGATACTCCCCGTGTCGATGGGTAGCTGGAATGTCAGCGTAGGGGTCGTACCTCGATACATACATATCCCTCCTCATACTTTAAATCTGCGATGCTCAGTGGTTGGATAATCTTTCCAAATCCTCTATCCTGTGATTGGCGACCTTGATCTGCTCCTCCAGCACCGGGACCCGGCGGGCGAAGTTATTGTGCTCCCGTACCTCACGGGTTAGCTCGTCCAGTTTGGTGTCGGTGACGGCCTGCTGCGTGTCCAGCTTGGCCTGCACATCACGGGTGGTCTTGTTGCTGGTGATGATTACCCCCAGCAGCGACAGGCCGCCGGTGATAAGTGCAACAATGATAGTTTCTGTCATGCGGTATCTCCTTATATGTTTTATGCTTTCCATTTGCCAGTCACCCGCAGCGATACGGTTTGAGCACCCAGCGTCATGGACGCTGCACGAAGCATGCGGAACGACACCGTTTCCCCGACATAGCTCCAATCCGTATTGCAGATCATGTGTAGATTTTGGACGCTGCCCGTGACTACTACGTTGCCGGTCACACCAAAGGGCATTGACAGGCTGATGATGTTGGTATAGACCATGCTCCCCACAGCAGTATAGCTGGTAGGTGTCACTGTCCCACGCCACCACAAGTCTGCATAACCGGAGGCGTACTTGTAGTACGTCCAGTTGCCGCTTACGCCTTGCTCAATGATGTAGTCTTGGATGCCCATCAATTGCCGAAGTTTTCCCGCTGCGGAATCAGATAAAATCAATTCCCCGTTCAGCTCCATGTCCTTTTCGGCGAAGATAGGCCACTTGAATTGCACCGTTTTCTCTTTTTCGGATACCCCGCCATAACACACTCCCGGCAAGTTGAAGTTGATATTTAACGGAACTTCAACTGTTGCCACATCCATTTCTTTGGTAAAACTGCTTGAAAAAGCGTCCGTGGCGACTACCGTTAGTTTTCTGGTCGTATCTGTTCCGACACCGGCGATGTAAACAACCTTTGAGCCGGAGCTTTGCGCAGAAAGGGTTTGCCTATTCTCGTCATCGATCTTCAAAGAGATGCTGGCGGTGTTATTCCTCAAAGAAATGGTGAGGTCGAACATCACCTTAATGTCTGCGCCTGTATTGTTTTCTGTCCACACGCCACTTGTGTAGGAGCCTCTTGCGTATGTGAGATTTGCAATAGTCGGTCCAGCATACTGCTGTACAGTAATAGTGTTTGTAACCGTCTTGCTTCTGCCACGAGAATCTGTCGTAGTTACCGTCACCACAACAGAACCGCTTTTTGTAAGCAGATTCCCTGTATTCAAATTGGCATTTTCATTACCAATTTTCATGACAGTACCTACGATGGTACTTCCCCTTACTCCGCCACTTGTGGCAACGGCTTTTAGCTGGCTCTTGTTTTGTACCCATCCATATGTCGGCTGATACCCAGCGGCATCGGAAAGCACCACGCTTAAAGATGGAACGAGGGATTCCGGCACAGTGAGGACACAGGTTGTCGTGCTTTCACCTATCTTGCTGCTTCCGTTGTAGGTCTCGCATTTTATCGTCACCGTGCGGGATGAAGCATTTGTGGTAGCATCTATCATGCTGTCAGGGCTTGCCCACGTGTAAGATGTGGCTACACCAGTTGCAATAGAGACATACCCGCTTCCGGCGTTATAGGACAACTTATGTGTAAAGGAGGAATTTTTCCGTGTGATTGTAATTGCTACATTACCGCCCATTGTGCCATTTGCGGCAGACACGGAAGATGCTCTTGGAATTGTTGGCAGCGTAACACTGCCTGATACGGTCAAATGCCTTGGTGTGTAGGACGAATCAAAGCCGCAGTCCCATTCGCCGGAAAGCGTGACTTTCCCGGTTCCGTCACCACTATGTGTAACAGTGATAGACTTTGCGCCAAGCTTGTACCAACCGGTAGATGGGTAATTGTACGGATTCCACGTTTTTGTACCTTGCAGAATGTAATACGCTTCGTTCGCAGACTCATTTTGTGAGTACCCGGTACCGTCGTACACATACAAGGTTAAATCAAGCGCGCTGGTGTTATTCTCGATGCTCTGGCTCTTGACCGTATAGTCAAGGCGTAGCTGCCATCCCTTAGATTTGCTTCCGTAGATGCTCGGCATCACGTCACCCCCACGAAACTTATGGATTGATTCGGCTGCACAACGATAGACATTGGGCCGAGGCGGAACTTCGATAGCTCTACCAGTTCAAAGCTGTTGTTATTCCAGTACGCTAACAATGTGCCGCTTGCGTCATAAAACCCAATCTTGTCGTTGTACTCCTTCAAAACAATCTCCGATGCAGAGGATCCAATGCGAAGCACAGGGTGTCCATTTTCATCAATGCTTGCATCAATGAAATCAGAAAGAGTTTGTCCATTGATCGTCACACGCTCTGCGGACATCTGCCCAGCCGTTATTGTGTCTGCGTTTACTGCGCCGTCCATCGTAAGCGCAACGCCAGAAATGGTTTTCCCGCCGTCTTTGGAATATCCAAGACCGTTGATGTTCATAATCCACAGCCTTGTATTATCTTCCATAGTGGGCGTGTCTCGAACCATCCACCCAGTTGGGAAACCGTCATCATCCAGCGTGACTTCCCAGTATCCGCCTTTTGCGCCTATGATTCTTTCGGTGGCATCCTGCATGGCTTTGGCAAGGCCGGAATATTCCCGTTTTACTTGCTGCATAATAGGGCTTTCCACGACATACTGCTTGTCCTGCGGCGCATAGCAGGTCGTATTCGCCACCATTCCGCCCTTTATGCGCAGCTCCTGTTCCATAATGTACACGGGAAATGTGCTGGCTGGGCCGGTCACATCTGTAACGTGCAATATGTCACCTGCTTCCGTAGAGGGGTCTCCCCGCCATTGCACCTTACACGGCATCATTGCCTTGTTTCCAATTTTCTCAAAAACAGTAGCCGCCACAGCTTCGGTAATATACGGGTTTGTAGCCGAAATTCCAACACCCGTCCCGACCGTGATGGGGTTTTCTTCCGTTCCCGTGACAAGGCTTTGTATGGTAAACGGGGAATCTGCGGATTTGCTAAGTCCTCCCTGATACTGCACCTCCGGCCCAACAGAAATACTATCAGAGTACCAGCAGAATTTTAGTTCGCCATCGGAACCAAATTTTGCATTGCATCCGATCAGCCCCGCCAGCCATCCGAGTTGCTGGCGCAGTGACCCTGTGTAGGGGGCAGCAATTTGAATATCCGGCAAAGCTACAGAGGGAACAGTGACATTTCCTTGCGTACACACATCTGTGAGAATCTGCACAGGAGTGGCGGGGAAATCAATGGTAGGCACATAATCATCCGTCAGACTGGCCATGCGGTCATATCCGGTGATAGTTACCCACAACTTCCCGCTTTCTTCTACGCCGTCCGTGGGGATGTAATATTTGCCCTTTTGGACATACTGGGCTTCGCCGCCCACCATGATTCCAACAGATGGAATAAAAAATGCACCGTTCAGCGGGAGATTGTCCTGCTTGTACATCGTCACCTTGCAACTGGAAGAAAACGCCGCACCGATGGTCACGCCGTCCGACGAGCCAAACTGCTCCGTTACAACGATCTCCTGTATCTCCGATGCGGGAAGGTCTGCTGTTCCATTGAAGTTGATTTTGCTGGTAATTTCACGCCCCGGCGCAGAACACGCAGCATGAAATGCGTCTGTTACAGTGTGCATGGCTCACCTCTCGATGAAGTTCATAGATAGCCCATTCCATTGATATGCACCATCAATAAGGCTATACATTGGAGCCGTTCTATCTCCAACATAAGCGGTCATTTTCCTTGTGGTTCCGGTCATGGCATCTGGATAACTTACATCGAAAAACACATCATCAACTGCTTGTAACAGCGTAGACATTGGAGCTGCTTTCATTGGTGGCCACGATAGAGTTAGCTTTCGCTTGCTTGCCACACGGTCACGGAACAAATCCCCGCTTTGGTTTCGCCCCGTTCCGTCTGCATCAACATCTTGTAGACCCCACGAATATTCGCTGGGGTCAGGCAGCGGGACAATCGTCCCGTCTGCCTTTGTGATGGTTAAAATTGCCATTTGACCTCCTTACGTAACAAGAGGGCTTGCCCCAGTTGCACGGACAACGGCGTTGTTCTCCCTTACCACCGTATCAAACAATTTCTTCCCAGTTACACTATCGAGAACGATAGTGACGTGAATTTCGCTGGAACCGCCGGATTCCTCCCGTACAATTTTACGAATAAGGCCTTCCGGCGCTTCGATGTTGTTCCCGTGGGTCTGATCGCCAAGCACAGCAAGAAATTCATCATTTGCCGGGATAACTGCACCTTTTGCAAGATGCGGAAGCACATTCTCACTGATATAGGAAATGTTCACACCGATAGACTTCCCGCCAATGGCCGGCACCCACGAAGGAACATCAAAACTGATTTTATTCATCTGCTTAATGAGCCAGTTCAGCCCTCTGATGATGATATTGATTGCGCCGTTAAGCAGATCGATTATGGTGTTCCATACACCCTTGAAAATGTCCTTAATTCCTTCCCACGCCTTGTCAAAATCCATAGAGAAAACGCCGGAGATAAACTTGATTAGCCCGGAAAAAATTGTCTTAATTTCGTTGATTACATTCCCGACGGTTTGCTTGATGTTGTCAAAAACGGCGGTTACAATAGCCTTGATTCCGGTAATAAGCGGTTTGAGCTTTCCGTTTGTTTTTTTGTCGATCCAATCCAACAGCCCATTTAGCCAGTCCCTTATGCCATCAATAACGGAGCCGATCATTCCTTTCAGCCCGGAAAAGATTCTCTCGATCCCTTTCGCTGTGCGCTCCATATCTCCGGTAAAGATTCCAGCAAAGAAGTCAATAAAACCTTGCAGGGTTTCTTTTACGCCGTTGATAAGTTCTTGTCCGTGCCCGGTCGCCGTAGTAATGCTAAGAAGCAGGGATGCAATCATCCCAATTAGCAAAGGAATCCAAGACCCAATCAGTATACCGATCCCGACACCTGCCGCAAGAATCCCTGCAATAGCAAGCATTTGGTTCTGGAAATTCCATCCATTTTTCTCCGCATCAGTAAACGCAACGGCCAAAACAGCAAGCCCGGAAACAATGGCTGTAATTCCTCCAGCCACCGGCCCAAGAGCGACATACAGTCCTGTCACGGCAAGCGTCATGCCGAAAATCATCCCGGCCATGTTTTCTTGCGTTACACCGTTTACGATCGAATCTAAAATGTTCTGTACAAGCGTAAGCGCACCATAAATGCCCACAGCAAGTCCAATGGTTTTTTGCAAATTAAAACCAAATTTTTTCCCAATTCTCCATGCAGAAAGGCCAGCGCCGATAGCGAGAACCCACGGGAGTGCGTTTTTGAGCTTCTGCGTGACTTCATCAATCTGCTTGCTTACAGCATCGCCAAGGAAGTCATATTCCGGAAGCTCGAAGTCAAACCCGCCGCCGCTGGACGCACCGGCAGAACCCGATCCAGACGAAGTGTTGCCGTTCAGGATGTTCAGCTCATCGAAGCCCATGACAGACTTCTTGAGTGCCTTTGCTGCGCTGGTGGCATCATCAAGCCCGGAAGCGGCATCCTCTGCGCCGCTGGCCAGATTTCCAACGCCAGAATAGTCAATCTCCGTGAGCTTGAATCCAAACAGTTTTGCAATGGCATCCGCCAGTTCGCGCACAACACGAAGAACAGCGATTGCAACGGGAAGAATTTTTTGGAGTAGCGGAATGAAGATGTTGCCGATTGCTCTCGATGCCTGCGTCAACTGCGCTTGGAAGATGCGGAGTTGGTTTGCCGGGGCTTCCAGTGAACGGGCCATATCGCCCTGAGCCGTTGTGACCTGCGTCATAATGGCGTAGTATCGAAGCTCCGCCTTTTCCGCTTGCGTCATGGCAGAAACAGACTTTTCGATTCCCAGCGTCAAGGCGGTTTGTTCCAGTTTGGCTTGCGACAAGTCATAGCCCAATCTACGCAACGGCTCCAATTCGCCAGAAATACCAGATTGCAGCTTTTGCATAGCGTCCTCAACGGAGATGTTGAAGAACGAGGAAATGTCATAGCCAAGCTGGGTAAGGTTCTTGCTCATCAAGTAGGCACGGTCGGAGACAGACCCGAAACCAGTCAATAAGGTATTGAACACGCCCTGATTTCGCATCCACTTGGCGGGGTCAATGCCCATCACTTCTCCGACGTTTTCAGCGTACTCTTGGGCTTCTTTTGCGTATTGCCCCATTGATGCGGTGAAAAGGTTTAGGTCCTCCTGATAATCATTTGATTCGGTGATAGCTTTTGACAGTTCAGAGCGGAGCATCCTGATTCCAACCAGTACTCCGGTTGTTTTCAACGACTGGAAAAAACCTCCAAGCTTACCAGACCTTGATGTTTTCTCAATGTTGTTCAGAGACTTGTTAAAGGAATCCACCTGTTTCGACGCTCCTCTGAGGCCGGACGCTCCGCCGGAGGTGGCCGTTTTCAGGGAAGAAAGTGCTTTTTCAAGACGTCCTAAAGACGCAACGGCACTATCGCTGTTCTCCTTGATTTGGAACTCAAGCCCTTGGATTTCAAGATTGTCCATGCTTTTCACCTCCCGGCTCGAACTTCTTATTGTTGGCAATCATAAACATTTCCATAACTGCCTTTGCACGGTTATCGTTTTTCTCCTCTTTCTCCGCTTTATCGGGTGATTTGTCATTCCCACCAACAGGATAGGGGGAATCTCGATACGGAATGGGCTTTGCGCCCTTCTTTGCGAACGCATGAAGAATAGGCGAAACATCCGCCAAGGCTTCATAGAAATACGCACCCTGTAACCATGCTTGCTGGTTATCCAAGGCCTGCTTGATTTTCGCTGCCTTGCGGTAGTACTTGACCAACTCGCAATCCATTTCCCAGAACTGCTTATAGGTCATGCCTATTGCAAGGTAATAAGGGAAAACCTCATAGAACTTTTCCGTGTAAGCGTAGAGGGGGGTATTGCCCCCCTCTTTATCGGGCGGCGGTTCGCTTACCAGTCCACCGTCCAGCTGGCGTTTCCCTCGGCTTCGGGATCATCCATGAGCGCTACAATGGGTTCGCTATACATTTCCACCAGTTTGCCCAGCATATCTCCTTTGTTGGGCAGCTGGGCGTAAATCTTGTCGATAACATCACGCTTTACATAGCGGTGATGCGCCAAAAAAGCGCCAGCAAACAGGGCGGGCAGATAGGTCATGGGCTTGCGCTGTAGTTCCTCGATCTCGAAGCCCTGCCGCTCCATCATCTCCACGGACTTTCTGGTATACTCCAGCACATACTTCACATCGTTGTGCTCGATGGTCATTGTCTTTGCCATAATTCCTCCTTACTCGTTATCATCCAACGTGATGACAGAGGTGGGTGCGATGGTGATATTCATGCCCACTACTTCGTTTACGCCGCCGCCGGTGGGATACACGGAAAGCTGCCCCTTGAAGGAGAACTTGCCGTCAGAGCCGGTGGGGGTAACAGAACCGCCGGTCTCCGTTCCGCCAAACCAGACGGCATAATCCGCTTCCGTACCCTCTTTTGCTTTCAGAGTCTTGTAATCGGCCAGTGTGTAGTTTGCCGTGAAACTCAGGCCGTCCATAGACTGAATACCGGCGATGTAGGTCTGCATCTTGTCAGACAGGGTGGTGGTTTCCAGCATTTCGGGGTCACCGCCAAGGTCAGGGAACTCCTTGATGTCCACCAGTTTTGTCCAGGTGGTCCCGGGAGAGCTTTTCTGCATCAGGAAAATCTTATAGGTACTGATTGCCATAATTTACCTCCTAAAAAGTGTGTTTCCGTCCGTTTCGGCACGGTATCGTGCCACTAAACGATAGATTGACGCACTGTCCATGTTTGGGACGGGGGTCATGGAAATGCGTGTGAAATTCATTGCATACAGCATTTTGTCGATTTCTGACAGGATGCTGCGGCATTCTGCTTTGCTTTCTCCGGCTTTGTTGGAGTAGACATTGACCTCATACATGACGGTCGCAAAACGCTCTGTGTCGGAGCTGTCCTGATTGATCGTGGTTGTATAATTGTCCTGTTCCACAATGCTTGCATACGGAAAGTCAGGAGGAGATTTTACATACGCCCCGGAAACAGCTACCCCCTTGAATTTCTTCCGTAGGGATTCTGCAATCGGGGTAAAAATCATCCGTTCCACATCAATCATCGGAACACCTCCTTTACGAGTGCGCCAAGCCGTAACTCCAATTCTTTTACGGCGTTATACATGGGCATATTTGCGGGGTTGCCGTGTGTAAGAACAAGCGTTCCCTTTGCTCTCTCTCCTGCAACTGTTCCGTTTGTTCCGGGGTCTCCGTAATAGCCCCATGTGGTTTGTTTTCCGTGTCCATTCCCATACATGCCACGCACCATACCAAGATCACTTGCTTCCGGGTGATTATCCGGGTAAGTTATTCCGGTGCCGAACTCAATAAATAAGACCGTGCCGCCAACGGCGACAACGGCCTTTATTTTCCCTCGATCTTCGACAGACACGGTCACATCGTTTGTGCCGTCATATGTGGCATCCGAAAAACCTGCTCTTGCCACCTCATAGCCCTCTTGTGCAAGACGTTCCAGCAGCAGCGTACAGCCGGTTTTTAGCCATTCTCTGTATTCCTGAACGGAATCGATCATCTGCTGCACGCCGGTTGGAGAAAGGGTGGTAACAACCTTATGCTTCACGATACATTCACCTTGCTTATGGCAATGGAAATGGAATTGAGCGACTTGGCCACTCGCTTTACGACGTAGTCATACAGAGGCTTTTCGCCGTCATACTCCGGCTCCTTGTCTACAAACAGAACGGTATCCTCGCTGATAGGGCAGCTCATGTCATCCGTGACAATAACCTTGTCATAAGACACAAATTGTCCGAACTGCTCCACCTGCGCCGCACCGGATGCAGGGGAGATATTCGCCAGCATTTTCACTGCGTCCTTGTATTTCACGGACATTTGCCCGGTTTCATATCCATCATCGGACACATTCATAGTTTTCCCGTCATACAGGAGATACCAGCACTCGGATTTGTTCCGATCCATGCACCTCATCGCACCACCCCCGCATAAGGGACAATGTCACGCAAGAGGGAGGATGGAACATCTCCATCCTCATAGGAGCGGGAAATGCCATTCTCGCTGTGCGCTGTTTCGCCCTCTGCTCCGCGCTTGTTCAGCAGATATGCTGCAACCTCCACCTGTGTCATGTGATACCGTTCGGGGACTTCTTTAATCGTGTCGTCAAACGGGTATAGTTTGCGCAGCACTTTATCCCCAGCAATAGCAAGGTAGGCGGAAAGCACGCTTCCTTGCTGGTCTGTCATAGTAGCTAGAAGCTCGGTCTTTTCAGCTTCGGTCATACTTCCCGCCCTCCCTTATCAGCCGGTCACAGCCTTGGTGTTTACAGGATTGCTTGCGTCATTGGCAATAAACACGCTGCGGCTGTAGGTGGGCGCGGTGAAATCGGTAGAAATCCCTGTGAACTTGCCATGATACCATTCGGGGCCGTGGTCAAGGCCGACCTGCCCGAACAGCTGGTACTTCTCGCCAGCGCCGGTCTTGGACAGCTGCTCCAGGAAGAAATTGCCCTTGCCGGGGACAGGCTGGTACACGGGGGCGATAACATCCAGATTCAGCAACAGTGCGGTGCCAGCGGGCAGGCACTCACCCAGATACAGATAAACAACGCCCAGAGGGGTGATTACGCTGGACAGCGCAATGCCGTTGATCTCGCGAGCAACAGGAACTACGGTAAGACCGTTCTGCACGGCATCCGCATTGATCTGGAACATGGTCACAGCATCGCACCACAGTGCCAGACCGTTGGTGGGAGCGTTTGCACCGTAAATCTTCTTCACCATGTCGGCCACATCCCACAGGCCCAGAGGCTTAGACCCCATTGCAGTCACATTGGTGGTAATAGCGGTGGTCAGACCACGGGTCTTGTTGATCTTGGAATCGTCCGTGGCCTTGTTGTATGCGCCCTGAATGAAGGTAAACTCCATGTCACGGGCAATTTTCTGAAGCTTTGCGCCAACCTGAAAATCCAGTTCATTGATGGGGTTTGCCTGCTGATTCTCGATATTCACACCGGACAGGGTTCCCATGTTGGACATCTTGGCGTAAGAAACGCCCACGGTCTCCTGAAAAATCTGCGTAACATTGGTTTTCTGGGTACGGGTCACCACGGTAGCGTCAGGGGCAGTCAGAGACGCAGTCTCGCTGATAGCGGGCTGTGCGCCGCCAGCGGAGCTGTATTCCTGACCAGTGACAAACTCCACATGATTGGTGATCTTTGCCCGGCTTCCGATAATGGAAGAAAGGGGGGTACGGATGTTGCCCTTGTTAAAAAGCATACCGGAGTAATTCAGCACTCCGAAGCTGGTAGCAAAAGTATCTGCCATTTTAATTCATTCTCCTTTACTGTGTGTTGTTGTCCTGATTCATCAGGCGGGTATAGTACGCCGCCTCCGCAAAATTGCCGGCGTTCTGCGCTTCGGCAGCTTTCTTGGAAAAGTCTGCACCATTCGCCCCTGCGCCCGCAGCGGGCTTGGGCGTGCCTTGCATTGCGCTGGCCTTTACCTGCTTTGCATAAGCCTCAAGAAACGTCTGCTGGTTGGCAAACACCTTATCAGTGTTTCCGTCAGCCATCGCCTTTGCGGTTTCTGCCGCAAGCTTTTCGTCATAGCCCTGTGCAATAAACTTGGCTGTGAACTGCGAAACGGTCTTGTCTCGGCGCAGTTCGTCAAGTTCCTTCTGCATGGCGGCAATGTCCTCCTCCTGCTTCTGCTTCTTCTGTTCGTCCTCGCTCAGCAGGGCATTGTGTTTCCTTTTCCACTCTGCGGCCTCGGAATTTGCCTTAGAAACAGCCGCCTTCTGCTTTTCAAGCTCGGATGCATTGTCGTTATACTCAAACGCTTCCAATGCTTTCAGCTTGTCCTCCAAAGACATTTCCGCATAGCCCTTGATCTGATTGGTGTCGATTTTTGCCATTTTGATTACCTCCTGCGTTTAACAAGGCTGTTCACTCAGCACTATTTTCTGTTTTTTCGGGTTGTCTCCCGTTTGCGTTTTAAGGTCGTCACTGACCATTTATCGCCTTTCGGCGGTTAAATCAAAAAATAAAAGGGGCTACCCTTTCGGATAGCCCCTCGGCTGTCGGTCAAGCCCTTGCAAGACCCACTCAGTATTTCTTCTTTCTTCGTACTTCAAGCACCACGATCTTCCCGTTCTCCACTTTCACCTCCGCTTGATTGCGGTTCTTGAGGATTTCGTTGATCGTCCGCACCATCTCCATCGTTAATTCCATTGTTTCCTCCGTTTTCCTCCAGATATTCCATGCTCATCTTGTACGCAAGCTGCGGGTCGCTGAAAAGGCCGCAATGCGTAAACGCAAGCTGCGGCGCAATTTTACCGTTGCCCAGCATGGTAACCAGCACATTTGCCTTTTCGGAAATGTTCTCATAATTCCGCCGGGTAAATCTGATTTCGATTGCGGACAGTTTCAAAGACAAGTCGCTCAAGTCATTGCAAATCCGCAAAAGCACTTTCAGAAACTCTTTTTCGGAACGCTTGAATACCAGCTCGGAATCTTTTGCCCTTGCTTCTGCCGCAGACCAGCCGTCACGCATAATGACCGCAGACCCGGTGTCAGAGGTGGAAGAACCGCCGTTTCTGTTGGGCATCCCGCAGATGGTCAGCACCGTGTTATACAGATTGTCCGCAAGAGTCTGTGTCTGCGTCTGGTTCAACTCCGTGACAAGGTTCTTGATCTCCGCTTTCTTCTGCGGGTCAATATCCTCAAACTGAATCGCTCCATCCTGCCGCAGTGCAGAATATTGTTCTTCGGAAATACGCACATTATGGAACAGAAGCAAGGACTGCACGAACTGCTCCACGCCATCCATGCGATTGGATTCCACATTGTTGATTGCATCCAGCAGATTCAGTACGATTTCAAATGCGCCAAGTCTTGCCCGGTTTGCCGGGTACTCGATGATGGGGATTCCCAAAATCTGCGGCTCACTTCTGGTGATTTCCCATGTGTCGGTCACCTCGTAGAAGTGGTCTTTTGTGTAACAGCTGAAAACGACTGTCCCATCTTCCATTTTGACATACTTGACCGCCATAAGGGGAGGATTTCCCAGCTGCACGGAATACACCACAAAGCAAAACCGGGGGTCAAGGGTATAAATCTCAAACGGGGCTTCATCTTCATCTTCCGGTGTGTCCGGCATGACCATGCGATAAGCCGTTCCGCAGATGTGGAACCAGTCTGCCAGTTCCTTATCCTTTGCCGGTTTGTCCTCGGACAAAACATAATCGTTCAGTTTTGTCACCATTTCAGCCGCTTTTTCATCGGCTATCCTGCTGACATACTGTACAGGCTCTCCCATCAAGTAGCCGACCTTGAAGGACACGATCTCGTTTGCCCGGTTTTCGACAATCTTGTTGTTGATCTCCGGGCGTACATCCTTTACTCTCGCAAGGATAGGCTGATCGCCTTTATAGTACCTGTATAAATATTCCATGTCTGCCCGGTTTGCGGTGTGGATAACCATTGCCTTTTGCAAAATATTTGCAATATTGCCCTCGTTTACCTCGGTAACATCGGAATAAATGACCTTTCTACCAAACATCTGTCTCAATATCATCACCTCTTAGAACGGTCTTTTGAATATTTCAATCTTGCCGCTGATACGGTTTCTGATCTCGTTTTCCAGCAGCGATAGAGAATCGGGAGCGTCATCGTGTGCCACCTTTCCGCTTCTGACATAGGTGGTCACTTCCTGCATGAATCCCCAGTATTGACACCCTCGCTTGTATGTGGACGGATGCTTGAAGTAGAAATGTTTCTTGATTCCGTCTGATGCAAACTCAATTCTTGTCTGCTTGTTGGAAATCGTCCTTTTTGTCCGTATGCTGGTGTTGAATCCTGCGTTTTTCACAAGCTCCGCAACATCTCTTGCAAAATACATACCTGCGTTGTTGGATTCAAACAGCGCATCGCCCACTTTGTTATCAATCAGGCACTTTGCGCATTCCGGCTTTGTGACCTCTGCGGGAGAATCATCGTACACCACATCCACGATGTAGACTTCCTCTCCGTATAAAGCCGCAACAGGCATGGCCGTGCTGTCTTTCCCGCTTTCTGCGGTGTCTGCCACGGCAATGATTGCATCCGGGTCACGATCTACCGGCAGTTCAAAGAAATAGTTCAGCTCCGACTTATTGAAAAGCAGCCCCTTTGCTTCAAAAGGCTGCTGCTGAAATTCGCTTTCAAACTGTTCCGCACTCAGAAGCTCTCTCTGCTCACGGAAATAAGCGGTGGTAAAAACTTTTTTCCCCTCCCGCTCATACTCATAATTGCTTTCGTCTGTAATCAGGTCAAGGGCGGGGATTTCAATGGCTTTCCATGTCCAGCCGCCTTTTTGTGCTTCTTCCTGTAAATGCCCTATGGGGTCATACAGGGAATATCTCGTCCCGGTGGCCACAATAGGCGTACCCTCAATGGCACGACCTAAAATATCGCCGGAAATTACTTCCCACTTATCATCCAGCCGTTGACGGTTTTTCGCTTCCTCTCTGCCCTCCACGCAGTCATCCAAGTACAGGACATTGGTTGCCTCCGACAAACCCACTTGCCGCGCGTCAATCGACCGGCACATGACCGTAGGGAATCGAGATTTTGAACGCAGATTGATGATTTTCGTGTCTGCGTTGGTCTGCACCAAGGGAGCATCCGGAAACACATCGTAGAACAAATACTCGTTGGGCGTTTGCAGATACTCCAGACAGCCGTTGTAGAAGCTCCGCACAAGGTCATCGCCCGTGCCTTCCATAAGGGACGATTTATCCGGGTTTCTGCCGGAAATCATGTTGATGAAATTGATTCCGAGCTGGCTTTTCCCGGCTCTTTTCGGCAGAGAAATGGTCAGCAGCCTTAACTTGCCGTCAAGCACATCTTGATACCCCTGCACAATAGGTCTTAGATACCGTCTCCGGGGAGCATAGAACCGTTTCTCCGGTTTTCTGTCCATCTCCACATACAGCAGGAAGGTATCGAAATCATGCGGTGCGTCAAACAGCATAGCTTGCTTGTGTAGCGTGTAGAAATGCTCCGCGTCTTTCGGGTTTCCGTTACGCAACGCTTCGGAGGTCATCTTTCGGACTTCGGAATTTAACTGGTGCGCCGCAGCAAAATCTTCCGCTTCGTACCCAATGCACAACGCCAGCAAATCCTTGTAGGCTTCCCGGTCATGCGTTTTCTCTATGCGGTTTTTGATGCTTTCCGCAATTTTCCGATAATCCATTTGTCCTCCTGCAACAAAAAATGGACTGCCGAAAAATCGGTAGTCCATTCTATTTGGTTTTGTGCAAAGTTAGTTTACAAGTTCACAATCTGACCAAGAACCTGCGCTATAACAAGTCCCATCAAATGTGATTTCGTCTCCGACTTTAATGTTTTTCAAGGTTTCCTCTTGGTCTCGCTCAAATTCAGCAAGAAATACAACGATTGTATTCCCAATCTTCTTTTCCATCGTCAAGGTCGCCCCGCCGGTCATGTTCATAAGCCCACCGGTTTCCATCCCGTTGATTGTGGCGGTTACCTCATACCGTCTGCCTTTGTATAGGTCATCTGCCACAAGCTCGTTATCTTTGTAAGCCTGGTAAATCTCCTCGAAGCTTGCGGGGGTGTACTGGTCTTCTTCGGCAGGCGCCTGTTCGCCGCTCTTGCTACTGGTTGCAAAAGCTATAATAGCAATCATCAGAATGACAAAAACGATTATCATCTTCTTGTCAGCGGGCTTCGCATTGCTCTTTTTCATGGCTCTTTCTCCCCCTCAATGACGTCTCGGAATCCCTGCGGAATCCTCGTAGTCCCACATCCGGCGGTAAAAGGTATTCCGGCTTACACCCAGCCGCTTAACCGCATAGGCCGTGGTAATTTCGTTATTGTACCACTGCGCATGCACCGTTTTAAGCAGATCATCGTTGATTGCTATCGGCTGACGGCCTTTGTACTTGCCAGCCGCTTTTGCAGCCGCAATTCCTTCTCTCTGCCGCTGTAAGGTCTGCTCCCGTTCCAGCTCTGCCATTGCACCAAACACCGTGAGCATGAACTTGCCCTGCGGCGTATTCGTGTCAATGGATTCCTTCTGCGATACAAAGCCCACACCTTTTTCTGTGAGCTGCTCTACCAGAGTCAACAAGTCCCTCGTGCTTCTCGCAAAGCGGCTGATGCTTTCAACAATGACCACATCGCCCTCTCGGACAAAATCCATCATCGCTTCCAGCTGCGGCCTGCCTGTGCGGCTCTTGCCACTCGCTTTATCCATGTAGACACGCTCCACACCAAGGTCTTTCATCAGTATCTCTTGGCGGATCGTGTTCTGCTCCTCTGTGGACACCCGAATATATCCGACTTTCATGTGCATCGCTCCCTTCATCTTGTAAGGGTAGTGTAGCACACGGCATAATTTGTGTCAATATGTTTTATGCCCAAAATAGCCTTTTTGTTTTTGCCGGATTTTACAACATGGGGTAAAACGGCTTTTTATTTTTTGCGGGATTTTTGGGGCTTACCCCGCCCCCGGCTTCCGCCGCATATCCCGCGCCCCCGGTCATGCCCGCCGGAGATCGACAGCCGCCAGGGCTTGCCCTGCTTGCCCCATATGGGTATACCGCAACGGGCATATTATACAAATACCCACACAAATTATTATCTATATTTTAAGGGCATTATATTGCCCATAATTATTGACAAATACCCTAATGGGCATTACAATAGACACATACAAGACGAGGGCGCACCCGGCAGCCAGCCAAAGCACACCGGGAACGCCCCCAAACCAGCCAACAGGCCAGCACGGAGAGTATACCACATCCGGTAGCCGTTGGCAAGAGATAAGGCCATAGGGCCGGGAGGTAATACAATGGATTATACAGCAGTACTTGACAAGGCAATGCAGACACTTGAGCAGCGCAAGGACCGCAGCGCATGGGGCCGGGGCGTTAATGGGTACGCCGTGGACATGCTCCAGCAGATCGCGGGCTATTACAACGGCGGATACATCTCCGCCGACGATCTCGCAACATGGGCCACCGCCGAGGCCGTAGCCCTAAACGGTGCGCGTGACTGGGATGAATACAGCTGGGGCGGCTCTGCCCTTGTGTATGATGGGGACATAGCCGCCGCGCTCTGCACCCCGTCCGAACTCAAGCGCACCCGCAACGGCGACCGCAGGCCGAACAGCTGGGAAGAGTGGCTTGATGTGCAAGCACGGGCACTGCATCAGGCTTTCCGCCGCGTGTATTCGGCGATCCGGGCCGCCCGGCAGGAGGTGCAGCAATGAGGAAGTATAAGCAACGTGAGCTGCGCGCTCTGGTGCGGCTCGGTGTCGCAGAAGACTACACCAACAAGCCGAGCGAGTATATTTCCACGCTGCGGAGGCTTGAAAAAGTGGGCTATTCTTCCGGGGTTTATGGCATTAACGGCGGACTTGTGCAGGACACGGAAACCGGCGCATTATATGCCATTATCGGGCGTTGTTCTAATCTGTTTATCTTGTTTTAAGGGGGCTGTAATATGAATATTGATAGCATTATGAAAGAGCTTGCGGAGTATATCCGCATGCAGGAGGAAGCCGCCGCAATGGTGGAAAGCCTCAAAGACCAGCTCAAGGAGCGCATGTCCGCCGCCGGGGTTGATTCCCTGGCAGGGTCGGAACACAAGGCCACTTATAAGGCGGTTACATCCTCTAGGGTGGACACAGCCGCCATCAAGCGAGATATGCCGGAGGTGGCAGCCCGTTACACCAAGACGACAACAACCCGTAGATTTACGTTTGCATGAGGAGGACGACACCATGACGCGCATATTACCGCAGCGGATTACCGGCGAGTACATTATCGGCAACATCGACTACATGAGGCACAGCGGCGCACACATCGTATACCGGGGGGCCGAGTACTGGATCAACTTGGCATATGACCCCGACGTTATCTGGTGGATCAGCGAGGACCGCCGCATCTCCGGCAGCATCAACGGGTGGGAGTACGCCCGCATCGTCAACGGCATCCCGTACCGCATTGACAATTGACGCACACGGCAAGCCGTGCTACAATCGCCATATAAGGAGGTGCCGCCCGTGGTCCTGCTGTATATCCTGTTGCAGCCTATTCTTTTACTTTTCGATTTGGCCAAACGCCAGAAATGACCACCGCCCCGCATGGCTCACGCCGTGCGGGGTTTTCCTTTGCTCCCGGTGTATTCCGGCGGCTTTTCTGCTATATGCCTTATTTGCCATTTTAACGCACCTGTAAGGCGTTTTAACTCTGGCCGCTGTCCCTACATTTCCACAGCTCTGTGTGCGCTGTACGCCTTGCTTGTGGCCTTGTGGCGTGGCGTTGCGCCCTCCGCCGTACATTGCCGCTTTGCGGTGTGCTGCCAGCTTGCCGCCATCGTGCGCCGCCCCTGTGCCCTTGGCGGGGTGGCTGGTCCCTCCATGCTGGCCGTGGCTTCTGGTGGTGGCGCGCCTCTCTGCCAAAGTCGCTGTCATAGTTGCCGGGAAAGTTGCAAAAGTCGCTGGCATAGTTGTTCGCTTCTGTGCAAAAGTCGCTACGAAAGTCGCCAGTGTCTGCGGCAAAGTCGCTACGAAAGTCGCTCGCTTTACCCCAAAATCATAGTCGTTTACAAAATTCCGTGTATAAAGGCGGGATTTTCCCTGCCGCCACACCACCCGTTCACGGAAAGCCGCTCAAAAGTCGCACGGTTTTGGCTTATTTTGCCTCAAAGTCGCTGGCTTCAATGTACTTGCGCTGGAGCTGCTCAGGGGTCAGCCCCTCAATCTGCGGCTGATTCGGCGTCAAAACCATCTCCTGCTTGTCCACCATGCCGTAATAGTTCTTGGCACGGAAGCAATAGGCAAGGAAATTTAGCTTCCCGGAAACCACAAGTTTTGCGTCAAAAGTCTGCATAAAACCCTTAGCTTTTTTAATTATGGCCGCTGTTTCGGGGCTAAATCCCTTGCGTCTCCCGTATTCCCAGTCCTTAACTGTGCTAATTGCGTAACCGGTAGACAGGAATAGTTCCTCTACTGTTGGTGTCTGCCCTGTCTGTGCGCAGCGTGCGTAATAGTCGTTTATTCTCTCCTTGAGTTCTTCGTCACTCTTTACCTTTGGTTGTCTATACTCTACAAGCACCTCTGTAAGGAGCTGAGATACAAGCGCTCTATCTTCATCGCTGCTGAGGTCAGGGAGGCAGGAAGGAAAGTTTCTTTTTCCGCCTCTGCCGGTCTCCGGTCGGTTATCCTTTGTTTTTGCAATGGCAGTAGATTTCTTTGTTGCCATTATGTATCACTCCTGTTCATCTCCTGCCTCGGATAATATGGATTTAATCATGTCGGCATTATTCCTGATGATATCCATCGTTACATCGCTTTGGATGTGGTGCGAAAACACAGCCTTATCTTGCGCATCAGCATTGTAATACCCTGTGAATGTCGTTCCATCATGCGCCGTTGCTGCAATACAGATCGATTTTGGCGATACACCTACAACTGTTTCTATGGATTCTTCCAGCCATGCAGCATACGGAAGCTTCGAAATATCCTCCATGTAAACCCTCCTTGTTTGTCACCAGCCCCCACCCCTTGGCTACAGTAACAGTCTTTCCCCTCCCATGCGGGCCTCTTGGGCCTCTCAAACATGGGCTACACGGTTTTTCGGCGCCACACCGCGCCGCGCTTTTTCACAGGTTCCGGCATTGCGCTCTGTTTGAATTTGCTTCCACAGCGGCCTAATCATACGATTGCCGCCACCACGCCACATCCATTGAACGCCTCGGCACTCGCGCAGGTTGTCGCAATGCCGGTATCCCACGGAACTTTTCAGCCCTGCGCCGGTATGTCGGTCGCATCCGTTTCTTCATTCATAGGCCGGAGCCAGCCAAATAATTCTTCGTCCTGCCGCTTTCATACAGCGCACAGGAAAGACCACTTTCGCAGACTTACGCTCCGTGCGGCTGCGAGGCAAGATGTCACGCCTATGGCACGGACAGTTGGGAATTGAACCCACCACACACGGTTTTGGAGGCCGCGTCGCCACCTTGGTACATGTGCCCGCATATTGGTCGTCTTCCCGCTTAGATTGTCACACGCTCATGCCCGCTTGAGGCCCCGCAAGCATCTCAAGCGCCGCTGTTCGGTCATGGCAAGGAGGACGCATCCTCACGCGCAGTTTTCAGCGAGCATTGTCATTTCCATGTGAGCCACGACGAACGGTCTCACATTGTCCGGGCGCTACCCGGCCACTGGCAGGGACGGTTGGGAATCGAACCCACCCAAGCGGTTTTGGAGACCGCCTCGCCAGCCTTGGAACATTCGCCCCTGTATCCCGCGTTTACGGATTCGTCACGGAGCCTCCTCCGCGTTCTAAGTAACGCTCGATTCAACGCGGGCAAATCGAACGGCCCTTCGCGGAGCCACGCCCTGCTGACGGGACAAATCTGGACGCATCCTGCCGGTAATGGCTTCCCTGCTTTGAGCCCCTGTACGCTGTCAGCTTTGGGTCTTGGTGCAGACGGCTGGACTCGAACCAGCGACCAATGGCATTCAATCGCATATCCATTTGCGCGATAAAGCTCTACCGACTGAGCTGCGCCTGCATATAACAACAGCCCATAGGTTTCCCTACAGGCTGTTTGTGCCGGTATGACCTTGCGGTGCCAGAAGGTGCGCCCAATACCGGCGGCGCATAAGATGGAGGAAACGGGTTGAGTGGAAAGACGGGTGGATGGCTATGCCTTATCATCCACTGTACCTATTGTAGCACATCATTAGGTGGAATTTGGTTCATCTTTCCTATCAAAACCACAATATGTAGCGATGTCGAACAGGAATATCTCTTTCCTCCGTCGGAATGTCGCTTCGCTGATCCCCGGCACAATGATCCTGTTGCGGGAATACTTGTGCTTGCCCTGACAGTTGCGCATAATGCCCTGTGCAAGCTGCTTGCGGATGCTCTCACTCTCCAAATCCCGTCCACATCGATCTATGGCGTATTCCACTGCCCGCATTTTCTTGGTTTCCGGCCAGTTTTCTATGGCGGCAAGCTGCTCCGCCTTGCTTTCGGACGGCCTACCAATGCCTGGAGAGCGGGGCATTCCCTCCGTTGCACTGCTTCCGCCGCTCAGTATCTTGCTCCGCGCATCGTTGTATGCCTGTACTCTCCGGGGATAACCTCTGACATAGGCGATGCACTCAAGCCGCACATCATACGGCAGTGTTTGTTTTCGGCTCATGTCCGCCTCCTCCGTCCATCTTGGCACCGCAATCCTCGCAGTATTTTTTAGTAGGCTTATCCCAGTTTCCCTCAGTGGTGATGACAAAGCCGCACGCAGAGCAGCACCACTCGTCTCCGCCAAGATGCGTCCACCGTCCATGCACCACCGGAACGGCATCAGCGGCAGGAGCATCACTTACTTCTCGCAGCACTTTGGCGGCCTGTAAGTATGGGATTTCCTGTGGGCTCTCCGAGAACACATCCTTGGTGTAAACAGTACCGTGATAGCGCTTTGTGTTCTCGATTGCCCTCGCACCGGCGTTCATAGCAAGCATGAGTTCTTCCGTGCGCTCGATGTATTCAGCCATTGTTAATACCTCCATTCTACAGAACCACCATCCGGCCCAAACAGTGTCCGTGTAATTTTTTTCGCATAAATCCAAAATAATACTTGACTTTAATTAAACTCTATGATATGCTTTAGTTACAGTAAAGATAAGTGACAGGCCAACAGGCCGGAAAGGATCAACATTATGAAGTACGAAGTTTGCCTGAGCAATGATAGCTGCATCTTTGACAGCGAGACCGGATTTGACACCATCGAGGAGGCCATCAAGTGGGGGCTTAACCGTGGAAACCGCTATGTGCTCCAGATCGGTGCACAAGACGGCGACACCGTGTCGCTGGGCGTTGCCGGTAAGAAGATCACCGCCAACGTCGGCAGCCCTTGGGAGCACACCTTCTCCACCAAGTCCCTCGACGAGATCGTCGACCACGTCCTGTGCAAGATCGTTTCCACCATCGGCAGCTACGGGATGGGGCCTGACTGGGAAGAGGTCACAGTCGGGGAGGCCGTCCAAGCGCTTCGGATCACCCGCACGGAGGCAGGCAAACTGCACTACCGTATGTGGGATGGTCAGAAGGACGCAGTGCGTGATTATATCAATTCCCACCGTGCGGAAATCATGCAGTATCTGGATGCTATGGACAAGGAGGACTGACCCATGAGGAAGATCATCAACAACAAGGTGTACGACACCTCCACCGCCGCAATGATCGGCCTGTCGGACAACGGCCACGAGTACAATGACCTTGCCTACAGCGGCGAGACGCTGTACCGCAAGCGCACGGGGGAGTATTTCCTCCACGGCGAGGGCGGCCCCATGACCAGCTACGCCGTCCG